GATGAAAAGGTTAATAACACAATCGAGATTGCTGAAAATATTTTAGAACAGGGAAAGAAAGTCATCATATTCACAAACTTTACAGAGACACTACACAAAATTCACAGTCACTTCGGAAAACAAGCCGTATTTTTAGATGGTAGTTGTAGTAATGCTCAAAGACAATACGCGGTCGACCAATTTCAAGACAACGAAAAGATAAAAGTATTCGTTGGTAACTTAAAAGCCGCCGGTGTTGGTATCACATTAACCGCCGCAGAAGCGGTAATCATAAACGACTTGGCATTTGTGCCAGGTGATTTATCACAAGCTGAAGATAGAGCTTATAGATACGGTCAAAAAAATTCAGTTTCCGTTTATTATCCGATATTTGAAAATACAATTGAAGGAATAATCTACGATATGGTTAATAACAAGAAGAAAAATATTGAAACCGTGATGGGTGATAATATAAATTCTGGTGACATAGTTGAGGAAATAATGAATAAGATAAATTCTGTAAGACAATTCTAATCTTTGGCTTATTTATATTAAAATAAGCTTCAAATGAAGAACATAGAAAAAAAAATAGACACCTTAACCAAATCAATTTTGAAAGAAGAAAAGGTCGAGTCAAGTCAAACTTTACTCACCGAAATGAAAAAAATAGGTATTGAAAAATTACCTTACGCCTATTCATCCTTAAAATCATTCATCGACTCTGAAACGATGGATGTTCATTACAACAAACACTACAAAGGTTATGTTGAAAAGTTAAACAAAGCTTTATCAAAAAAAGATTACGGAGATTTAGAATTAGAACAAATTGTTAAATCAATTAGTCGATTCAATAAAACAGTCAGAGACAATGCCGGTGGGGCATTTAATCACGCTTTGTTTTGGAAAATGTTATCACCAAAAACACAAAAAGCTAATGGTAAGATTTTAGATAAAATAAAAAGTGATTTTGGTAGTTATGTTGAATTCAAAAAACAATTTGAGGAAAGAGCAAAAGAACGATTTGGTTCGGGTTGGGTTTGGTTGGTTCTTACAAAAAGAAACACGTTAAAGATTTTAACAACCGCAAATCAAGACAACCCTTTAATGAACGTTGTAAAGGGTGGTGGATATCCGATACTCGGACTCGACCTTTGGGAACACGCATATTATTTGAAATACAGAAACAAACGAGACGAATACATTTCAAACTTTTGGAAAGTTGTGAATTGGGAATTTGTTAATAAACTATACGAAATGAAACTCAAGACAAAAATCAACGAGAGCGTTGTTATGAAAAAACTTATCACTGAAGGTAAGTCAGAAAGATGTTCGAGAGAAAAGGTTGAGGAGATAAGAATGATTTTTAATATCAATCCCGCAGTTAAGAATACATTTCGTTATGGTATTGAATCAATTTTGAAGTCGGTGTTTCCTGATAACTGGTATGAGAATGGGGAATACGCTGAAGGTTCTATGTCGGGTATCTTTGATTTAGAAAACAGAGGTCGTTCAGTAATCAATAAACTGAATACCAACTACAATGCGTTTTGCGTTTTATATCATGATTTGAATTCTGTGTTAAAACATGAAGGAAGACAAGAATTACGACTAATCGGATTACCACCGGCTCAGCAGGTTATTGAGACCAAAAAATTTGTTAGAATACTCGATGAATATAAAGACAGAATTTTTTCATCAAAGTCGGGGACCTTTCAAAACATAATGTCAATATTAGGTTCAACCAATAGAGCAGGAGACGCCAGAGAAGATTTAGTGGTTAAAAAACTAAAAGATAAATTTGGTGATAAAAATGTTAAGAAGATTGGTGAGTTGGGAGCTAAATCTGACATGATAATGGGTGTTGATTGTATCATCATTATTGATGGTGAAGAATACACCGCTCAAATAAAACCATACAAAACGATTAAAGTTGTTGATGAAAATTTGGTTTCGATATTAGATACGGGGCAAGTAAAAGTTTATTCAACTGATTGGATTATTTTTGAGGGTGGTCCTGATGGTGTTTTAGTATTTGATAATTCGGACACAAAAATTGTTGATGGTAATTACACCTTCGATAAGAACAATTTAATTTATACGTTGGGTTGATATTTATATATAAAACACCAATATGGCCGTAATTGCAGAACCAGAAAGAAGTGAGTTATATACAAGACTTAGACACTTGTTAGGAGCTCCATTACGTAGTGTTGAATTGGAAGATGAGCAACTTGACTCACTCTTACAGTTATCGATTGATGACTATTCACAATACATTCAAGATTGGTTGATTGAAAGCCAATGGACTTCATTATATAACCTAAATTTAGACACTCAATCTTTGTCTAAAGCTTTTATAACTAAAAGTCAGAATTATGAGGAAAGATATACTTACGCATATTCTAAAATAGTTGGTCTTCAGGCTGGTGGTGATTGGGTTTTGGAAAAAGATTATATACAACTTGTGCCAGGTCAACAAATATATGAAATACCGGCAGGTCGTGAATTAAATGAATTGTTATGGTTCACTCCGGCAGAATTAAGTAATTTACTTTTTGACCCTTGGACATTTGGTGCTTTGGGTGGTGTTGGTCTTGGAGGTCCTGCGGGTTATTCACAACTTGGTTATTCAGGTTCTTACTTTATGATGCCAGCATTCGACATGTTGTTAAGAATGCAAGAAATTAATATTCAGAGAAGAATTATTGCCGGTGATTTGACTTACCGTGTTACCGCATTACCTGGCGGAAAAAAGGCAGTCCATTTGATGAATACACCGGGTGGTAAGTTTGACTTTGGTAATGCCACATTAATGAGAGGTAAAGTATGGTATTGGTATTACGACACTGGTGGTTCTGATAGAGATAAGTGTTTAAAAGATAATCCTGATATTATTAAATTACCTTCAGATGTTCCATTTGATAAAATTAATTGGGTTGATTTAAACAATCCCGCTCAAGTGTGGGTTCGTCGTTGGTTTTTTGCTTACGCCAAAGAAACCTTATCAAGAGTTAGGGGTAAGTTTAGTGGTAATATTAAAACTCCTGATTCTGAATTAACAATGGATTATCAATCTTTAGCAACTGAAGCCAAAGATGAGAAAACAAAACTAATCGAAGAGTTGATTGGTGCTGAAGGCAGACTAACAAGATTAAAACCTGAAAAGGTATTAGAAAGAGAAGCATTGATTGCTGAAAATTTGAATAAGATTAAAAAATTCACAGCAATGCCAAGACAAATATACGTTATCTAATTATGCAGAAATCTAATATCGTTAGGAAAATTGTTGGTGGTAAAACAACATATACAGTTGCCACAGACAGTGAGTTAAATATTAAAACAATAACTCAATCAAGCTACGTCACAAATGGTGAAAATATAATTTTAGTTAGAGAAGTTGAGTCTTGCCTGCTAACCTTAGACAGGACTACAACTACTCATCTTATTATTAAATCGCTCACTAATACTCTACTGAAAACTAATTCAGGATTGATTGATGAATACTATGAGGAAATCGAGATGAAAAAAGGAGCTTGTGTTGAATTAATCAACATCGGTGACCATTGGTATGTTTTGTCCTCCGATGGTCTCAAAATGGACTAACTTTTCTTCCCATCCTTCTTCAGCGAGTTCATACATATAATCAGGACTCAATCCTCTTTTTTCCCAATATCTCATTTCAGGTTCTGATATTGTCAAAACTTCTTCTAACGTATCTTGGTCTCCTTTCTCAAAAGGTAATCCATTGATTAGTTCAGATTGGTCTTTAGTGAAAAACATTCTGTCTTCAGGATTATCCACAATCAATCCATCTCTAACTTCTTCTTTGAATACGACTAAAAGGGGCTCTATTCGTTTGTTAAAAGTAACAATCGCTCTTGGGACATTATAGTCACCAGTCAATTCAGGATTATTTTCTAATACTGATGGTTCAATTCTATAACAGTTGAGTTGTATGTGAGAGCCTAATACAGGGTCTTTACCGTGTTTTGCTCTGTATTCATCCTTCTCCTTCTTTGACATCTTATCATTCACTTTCTGAACATCGCCGTGAGACGCTTTCACACCGTTATTAACATAGTAGATTACATCACCAAGATTTACTGCGATGTTATCACGAATAGCAAGTTCCATGTGAGCCATTCTTGACATCTCATTTCCCGCCTTTGTTTTTTCCTTTGAGCGTTTTCTATAATCCTCGATACTTAATTTAACTTTGGCTCGTTGAGCAATTTTCATAAGGGGGATTTCCTTATTGTAAATTTTGGTGAGGTATTCATAATACCACTCGATAAACTCCTGACCCTTACCCTCAAGTAATTGCTTTACTCCTTTATCCAAAAAGTCTTCAATATACAACGGAAGTTTCTTTGATTTGATTGTGTTACCTGTAAGTTTAATCTTACCCTTAGCATCCATAACCGCATAGTTCTTACGAGCAAGATTGATACATGATGGCCATGTTCCGTCAGTATCTAACGCCATCTCACCTCTCATGAATGTATCATTAAACTCGGCAACGTCAGCGTCATCACCACGATATTCTTTACCCGCTTTTACTTTCCAGTTTAGACCCTTACCGATATAAACTCTATCCTCTACACCATCAGGTTTTGAGAAGTTTACACCGTCCGTATCCATAACAAGTGGTGTGTATCCTTTCTTCATAAAGAACTTAATCATCATACGAAGATACTGACGACCAGTACATGTAATCTGTTCTCCCATATACATATCACCCCACGCAAATACCTGTGGGGCGGACAAAGCGCCGAACATTGAGTTGATGAAAATCTTAATCGGTAATTGTTTTCTATCGTATTTGAGCGATGTCTTTTTATCTTTATCATACCATTCGGCCGCCAAGTTCTTATACATAATACGAGAGTTACGGAAGTATGATAACATTCCTTTCATCGCCCCTGTAATATCACAATCAGGGAATACGTCATGAACAAGTTGAATTGATGGGTAAAGTGATGAGTAGTCGAGCTTCAAAACTTTTGTAGAATATCCAACCTTTAATAGTCTAGACAATCCACCAACGAAATCCGTCTTTGACTGTTTCTTTGGTATTGCGAGTTTGTGTTTGTAACTCCACGCAAGCATCAACATCTTCCACAAAGTCGCGGTACCCATTGTGGATACTCTCTCATAAGTCGTTGGTACGAGTGACGCAAGTAGGAATGTTCCTTGGTTAAATTCCTCATCTACAAGTAAGGTTTCCTCCAAGTCATCGTCGAGGTATCTCTCCACAATATCATCACCAGTTGTCTTAATATACGTACCAGGAAATCTTGTATCCAAGTTATCAAACTCAGGATTGTTTGCCTTCTTGTATTTTCCGTTTTTTACATTTAACCAATATTCTTCTTTTTTGGCGTACATAGGTCCGATTTCGGTGTGGTCGATATAAACACGGTCTTCCGATTCCGCATCTATATATTGTGTAATATATTTCAAACCTGCGGACTTAATACCCGAGTTAATCGCTTGGGCTCTTCTAACTGAATGTATAATATCAATTACATTATAACCCCACATTCCAACTTGGTTATATCTTTCAACTTCGTTGGCAAGTTTGAGCATGTTCTCACTTTCCTTAATTGTATATTTTGGGTTAAGTGTTTTACATATACGTTTGATATCGAGGTTCAGAGCTTTACAACGCTCGAATATCCAATACCAGTCGAAATTCGCTGAATTGTAACCACCTAAAATACTTGGTTTTAACTCGTCAATGATGTTAAAGAATTCAACAAGACCTCGACGTTCCTCGTCCTCATTAGAACACTCAATTACTTTTTGGTATCCTTTGTTTGTCTTGATACCAATCATGAATATACGACCGTCTTTGGGTTCGAGTGCGGTCGTTTCTAAGTCGAATACAAACCTCGTGATGTCGTTGTATTCGTCATATCCTTTGAATAATCTTTTTTCTCGTGAGATAAGATACTGTTCTGTTGGTGGAAGTATCATTATGAGGTCTTTAGTTCTTTCACCCCATGGGTCAACTCCGCCATCTCTAAAAAATTGAATAAGTGAACGGTATCCTTTTAAGGACTTTACCATAAACTTAAGTCCTTCTTCCATACGGTCATTACCACCTGTTTCGAGTTTATCAATCATAATTCCGTATTTGGACATGGCTTCTTTTTGTAAAGCCTTTGACGATTGATAAAAATTAAGACCACGTAGGTCACCAACCCAAGCGAAAGCTACGAATGTATCTTTTTTAATTTCCTTACCCTTACCAGGGATTTCTTTGATTTTGTATATAGAATCACTTACATAGTCGAATTCTATGGCTACGATATGTTCTTCAGGGTCGTTTCCTTCTAGAAACGCTTTGATTTCTTCTTGACTTGTCATAATTGATTGGTTTATTGGCTGCCGCGAAATTACGACATTTACCTTTATATCAATTATAAATATTGAAGGTTATGGAGTCAAATATTAAATTGGGCTTGGTGTTGGTGTAGTTGTCGGTGTTCTTGTTGGTAAAGGAAGAGAACAATCTACAATATCTAATGTGTATATACTATAACAAGTTTGGTATGTAGGAGGAGAAACGTAGGATAAACCAATCTTACCTGTTGTAAATAATGATAATGGAATCCAATCTCCTACTCCTCCTCCAGGTGCAAGTTCGTTAAGGAAATCACCCGGATTATTAGTCGGGCCATCCCAAACCCACATTCGTAGATAGTTGAAATTTGTATTAACTACCTGTACGGATGTTCCTGTTATTGTAATAGCCACATCAATACCATTAACAATTATAGGGTATTCATCCGGTGTTGGTGTTATTGTTGGAGTATTGCTTATTGTTGGAGTTATACTTGGCGTTTGAGTATTTGTTGGGGTATTAGTTCTTGTCGGAGTATTAGTCGGAGTATTAGTTCTTGTTGCGGTATTTGTTGGGGTTTCAGTTATTGTTGGCGTGATGGATGGAGTATTTGTTGGGGTTTCAGTTATTGTTGGTGTTATAGACGGAGTGTTACTTATTGTTGGTGTTATACTAACAGTATTTGTTGGTGTAGGTGTATTTGTTTTAGTTACTGTTGGTGTATTAGTATTTGTCGGGCTAATACTCAAAGTTGGAGTAACCGTTTTTGTTGGGGTTTTGGTTGGAGGTATTGTTTTTGTAACCGTTTGGGTTGGTGTTTGAGTTGGGGTAGATGTTGCCGCAGGGAATTGAGTTTGTGTTGGAGGAATGGTTTTAGTTGGGGTGGCGGCTGGGGTTGATGTAACAGTTTTAGTTGGGGTGTTAGTTGGAGTTTTACTTAACGTTGGGGTATTTGTTGGGAATATCGATGTCTCAATAATATTATAATTGAATGTGCCTCCACTACCGTTTAAGGTTATACCTGAATAAGTGCTTATTTTAGATAAATTATTAAAGTCTTCAGATAATGTGACTTGGGTATTTCCTGTCATCATTCCTGAGTTTATAGTAACTCCAGTTATTACTTGTAGTGGTGACCCTATAATAACACCTATTGTGTTTGTAAAAGAAACTGTAATAGTTTCAGATAAAATTCTACTAGCTCTTAATGTATAATTGATTATAATAGAACCTGGACCAAATTCAGCACCTAAAGACAGAGTAATATTTGAACTTGTCTGCGTAGGTGTCTTAGTTGGGGTATGTGATGGGGTTCTAGATGGGGCTATTGTTTTAGTTGGTGTATTAGTCGCGGTAGGAGTTGAAGTTAAAGGTATACATTGTCCTCCATAACAATTACCCACCAATACAGGGTAGGCCCCGCTCTCAAATATAGTGAATCCCGCCTGAACGCATATAGTGGTTGATGTGTTTGATGATAATACGACTGACTCTTCATATTGTTTTGTATAACAATCATAATAGAAGACAGTACCTTGGGGTAAACCAGGATTAACTAATACTCTGTAACATAAACAATCTACACTTGAGGTATATGTTGGTGTTACCGTTGGTGTCTTTGTCATTGTAGGAGTTTTAGTCATTGTAGGAGTTTGTCCTATTGGGGTATTTGTAGATGTGTTTGTATTTGTCGGTGTTGGGGTTTTAGTTGCGGTTTTGGTAGGAGGAGGAGTTGATTGAGAAGTGTTAGTAGGTGTTGATGTTTTAGTCGGTGTTGGTGTTGCTCCATTTGTCGGAGTCGATGTTTTAGTCGGAGCCGGTGTTGGTGGGGGTGTAGGACAAGAGAAACTGAAGTCCCAAACCGTACCTGGTAATGGTGCAAATATGGTAATAAACGCACTTATAGGAGTGTCTGCCGATTTTGTAAAACCAGCAACACCCCTACCAGGGCCTGACACGTTAGGATACCCCAACGCGTTTAGTTGTTCATTATAAATTGGGGCTCCAACAAAACCAGTATTTATAACCTCAACACCATCCCAAACCACTGTAAATCTATCCGGTACTGAATTTGCATTGTAATTAAGTTTTATTGGGCCTATACCACTACCCAAAATTACTTCATACGTATAGGAACCACTGGTACCATTTCTTATATTCACATCTTGGTCACAATAAGCCAGCGCTTGTTGAGTTGGTGTTGGCTGTGGGGTATTGGTTGGTGTTGTTGATGCGCCAGGCGTTTTACTTGGTGTAACTGAAGGTGTATTAGTTTTCGTATTTGTGATTGTAGGAGTTACAGATTTCGTTGGGGTTTTTGTTGGTGCAATTGGTTGAGTTGTTTTTGTTGGGGTATTGGTTGGTGTTGTTGTTATAGTTGAGGTTGGTGTTTTTGTTATTGTTTTTGTAGGGGTGTTAGAAGGCGTATTGGATAATGTAACACTAATAGTTGGGGTATTCGAAGGTGTGCTTGTAGGTGTTTTAGTTGGTGTTTTAGTTGGGGTCCTTGTTGGTTTATTTGTTCTTGTTATACTAGGTGTTGGAGTATTGGATGGTGTAGGGTCAGGACTGCATGGTATTTTACTATTTGTTGGAGTTGGGGTCCTTGTTGGTTTAATAGAATTAGTTGGTGTCGGGTCAACTGTTGAGGATGGGGTTAATGGTATTTTACACGGGTCTAAGCTTAAAGTTGGCGAACTTGTTATGGATGGAGTTGGGGTCTGTGATTTTGTTAAAGATATAGTTGGTGTGTTAGTTGGCGTGGGATAAGGTGCGGTAATGTAATATGGACAGCTCGGGTCCTCTTGAGTTAATATGGTATAAGTGCCATATATTTCAATACCCACAGGAGGTTCGTAAGTATAGGGTAATGTTACAGACCCTAAATTGATTATTTCTTCCGAATTAAAAGGCTGAAATAAAATTTGCGCAATTTCACCATCAAAATGGACACTTTCTATGGTTATAATTTGCAACATGTTTTTATTATAATTATCTTTTTAATTTAATTCTATAGTATTATTATTTAAGAAACTGGAAAACTAAAGTTAATGCAACTTTGTACTTGTGCAAATCCTACCGAAACTAACGGAGCAGTGCTAATTGATGGGCTTATTGTGGATGGATATGTTAATTTATAGTTTAATGGAGGGGTTGATTGTCTCTGAATGTATAACTCATTATTATATACAAATAAGCTTCCATTAACCAATGTCACGCTCGCCATACTCATCTCACCCAAAGTATTACCGGAACTATCAAATTGTGAAACAAAAGTTGTAGTTGCAGAATTATTTCTGTTAACTATGATATATCTGTTATTTGATGTGTATATAATGTCACCAGATATTGACCTACCGGCAGGCAAACTAAACAATACTGTTGTTGTCAATGATGCCAAATTAACAGAAATAACTTGATTTAATGTATTAAATGATATCAAAGTCGTATCATTTAACGCAAATAATCCATTATTACTTGTTGAAAATGTTCCTGTTGGGAATACAAAATCTGTTGGGTTAATTGCTGACCAAGGATTTCTAGTAATTAGGAATCTTCTTATTGTATTAGCAGAAATAGTAAATAAGTAGTTTTCAGATATTGCAATATCCAAAGGAGAGGACTGTCTACCATTCACAGGTAATTCTGTTATTGTATTTGTTACAAAATTGTACTTATATATAACACCTGTTATATTTGCAACCGCAAGAATATCACATAATGATACTGAAATCGATGTACTTGGAGTTGGTGTTAATGTTCTTGTTTGGGTAGGAGTTTTAGTTAATGATATATTAGAAGATTTGGTTGGTGTTAGTGTTTTAGTAGGGGTTGGAGTTCGGGTTGATGAAATATTAATTGATTTTGTAGGTGTTGATGTTCTTGTTGGAGTTGGTGTTAGTGTTTTAGTAGGGGTTGGAGTTCGGGTTGATGAAATATTAATTGATTTTGTAGGTGTTGATGTTCTTGTTGGAGTTGGGGTTAATGTTCTTGTTCTTGTTGGAGTTAGGGTTGTTCCTACAAAATTAGTAGTTTTAGTTATGGTTGGTGTAGGTGTTAATGTTCTTGTTGGGGTTAGTGTTCTTGTAGGTGTTAATGTTCTTGTAGGTGTTAATGTTCTTGTCGGAGTTGATGTTGGAGTCACGTCAACAAAATTAGTGGTCTTTGTAACGGTTGGAGTTTGTGTGTTAGTTGGGGTAGATGTTGGGGTAACCGATGTTGATAGGGTCCTAAAATTATTAATTTTTAAGAATTTACCCCATCCATTATTTAATGGACTACTTATAGTAATATTAAGTTGATTGAATGGTTGTGTGGAGCTTACATTAACTCGTAAGGCTCCCCCATCTACATTTCCTAATTGACCACACAAAGTTGTCCCAACAATTTGATTAGCGGCACCATTTTGACCACAACATCCTTGGCAAATACCTACAAAAGTAGTTCCATTGTTGGCGCTAAAAGTAAGTACATCGGTAGCTTGTAAAGCACCAAATGATAATGCAATACTTGTTAATAAAGTGGAGGAACTCATGGTATAGTTACCCGAGGTATTAGTTAAATTAGTCAATATGTTCACTCCACTTATAGTACTTGAGCCTATACACGAAGATGGTATAAACGCAAAACTCTGGGTTGACATAACTTCAGGTATAGTTTTCACAAAAGTCACTCCACTGATAGTAACCCCCGAAGTATTAGGTATGTTTACATTAAAAGACGCCGCACAATCCCAATTACTGGTTTTAGTTGGTGTTGGGGTATTTCTAGTCGGTGTGGGTGTCGGTGTTGTGCTTGTTTTAGTTGGTGTCGGTGTGGGTGTTGGTGTTGTAAAATTTTGTAAACAAAGTGCCGCATTTATTGTATTGACCATTTTCTGTTGTGGTTGAGGTCCGAATATTGGTTGTTTTGTGTTATAAGACATAATTGTGGAACCAGATTGTATACATGTACCGTTGGTTGGGTTTTGTATTGTTGTACCTCCGGCACAGGCGCAGCTTGCTATACCAGAACAACAATCCAAACAACATACACCCGCAACATTAGTACTACCAATAGTGTAATTACAATTCCAAACAGATGAAAACGTGTGAGCACAACCATGTATGTGTCCAATTTCGTGGGCTCCGGCAATTACGTTCCAACCATTGGCATTTCCATAATAAACACTCAAATTACTACCACCATCTACATAACCTTCAGGAGGAGGACTACCAGGACTGACGGTTGTTGGTTTCAATTGATGGAAAAGACAATTATAAAAATCAGGAACACATACACCTGGTGAATATGCCGCGCTATATCTATTACCTCCTGTAGGATTTGGCCAACTCACGGTTAACAAAGCTCTAACATCCCCGTTGAAGGTTAGATTGTTATTTTTATAATATTGTCTATAGTTTTTTAAAGAACAATCTACATTATTTGTATCTGCGGTACACGGTATTACGTGACCATAAGTTCTATACGGTGATGCTCCTGAAATCCAAATTTTGATTTCACTTATTGTTATTGATACGCCTTCCGCCGCGTGTATAGCGGACATAGAATTAAATAGTGCTGTGATATAGTTAGTCGTAGCTTGTAAATCACTACCAAAATATTGATATATATCGTTATCAACCTCTAAAAAATATCTCACGTTTTTGTTGGCAACCATGGTAACGTAAGAGTTCAAATTTTCAAGGTTGATGTTAGCCATCACCACACTTTCAAAATTATCGTAAGTTTCTTGATTTAATGATATGTAATTATTTAATTCAGGCATATCTATATCAAATAAACTACAATCGTGTTTAGATTCATCAATAACTTCCTGACAATGATGAGTATCCCCACTGATATTATTAATATCAACTATTAAACCGTCATCTTGTATAATTCCACTAAATCCTTCATTTGTTATACTTAAAGAAACCGTTGAATTTTGACTACCGACAATTATACCTTCGTAATGTTCACCTAATTTCGAATAAACAGTTTGTCCGAATTCATTTGTAATCTTGAAATCGTTTTCGTAAATAATTCTTTTAGTTAGATTAACACTAATAATTCCGTCTTTGAATGGTAAATCAATGTTTAATTTTTTAGGTCTCTCTAGTAAAATTCTATCTAATTCTTCTTGATTTGTTGTAAAGGTTTCATTTGAGTTAACTTCACCTATTAAGTTACCCATAAAAATTTCACCTTCAGTTTGAGTTGGTGTTGGTGATGGTGTCTCGGTAGGTGTAGGGGTAGGAACGGGGCATTCTGAACAAAGTCCTATTGAATAAAACTCGGCTCCGTCAAACGCATCTATTTTAGAATTACCAACACAAAATCTTCTGAATTCACCTATCTCAATAGGGGTTACTGGTTGATACGTGCCGCTACAATCAGTGTAAGAATAAGAACCACTAGCTAAAGCCGCAACAACTTCAAAGCATTCACAAATTATGGTTTCAGTAGGAGTTGGTGTAGGTGTAGGTGTTGGAGTCGCATAGAACACAAAATTTTGATAATAAGTGGCATATGTAAGTCCTGTCAAATTAATACTGTTTCCGAAAAACAAACTTTCTCTATTTAAATTCTGAAAATCATCAGGAAGAATTACTTGAGTTGTACCGGTGAATTCACCGACATTTAAAGTTACTCCCGTTGTTATCAATATAGGACTTCCTACTATTACCCCCAATAAATTTGAGAATGACATTGTAAGCTCTTGCGAAAATATTCTATTTGATGTAAGAACATAGTCAATAACAACTGACCCAGGATTAATAAATCCTTGAAGTGTTAAAGTTAATTGTGAGTCAGTTACTGTTGGTGTTGGAGTTGGGGTGCTCGATGGTTGGGGTAAAGGAACCGCTTGTGGATTAAAACAACATGGGTAATCCACAACATAACATGATACGTATTCTAAATCTTCTAAAATGAAAGACTCGGTTATATTAACATATAGTTTTTCACCTAATGTTAAAATATTTGTGCCGTAATCATTTTTTATAATAAACTCACCCTCAAATCTACCTTCCTTAATTGTGTCAGTGTTTTGAAACTGATAATATATAAAGTAGTTTGGGGTTTCTCCTCCTACACCTGCCGGCTTATTAGTTATCTTTGGGATGCCGGTCTCAACATTTGTCATTGAAAAAAACAAAGACGACAACTCTAATGTATTTAGAAAGTTGTTGTAATCGCTTCTACCATTGTCAACAATGTTTAATTTAAGAAGGGGGAGTGTTGCTCCCTTTTTAATGAAAAACTCCATCCAAAGATTTTATTCTATAAATACTTTGGTTATAGGAATTGATATGTAAGTTTTACTATAAGAGTAAAGTTTATCATATGTGATTATGGTAAACATATTACACCAATAGTTCTGCTATAGCTACTGATAGTTCTAAGACTTTGTAATATTTGATTGTTTGTAATGTTGTATATAATTTCACCACTGATGAACCCGCTTGAAACGAATGGTTCTAAAGTATAAATACCGTCAACGGTTAAGGTGTTAATATCTATTATAATTACAGAATAACGAGGTGTTGTAATAACTAAAATGTACAATTTATTGTTGGCGATGTCTATGGTCATAGTGCGCTTCTCTTCAGTCGAATATGTTGTTAAATCAATTGTATCAGTCAAACTCGGTCCTCTATTATATATATACAAATTATCATCGGTCAATAGATACATATCTTCTGTATTTGCGTTATATAATAAAGTTTTATTCATACCGGAATCACCTATGTTTGTTGAATCATAGATATATGGAGTTGCTATGTCGGCAACTATTCTATGTAGAGTATCTCCTGTTGATACAACATAGAACATTGATTCATAAGTTGCCCAAGCGATATCTCCTCCGGTTGTAGCGCTCACAGAAACTCTTAACTCATTCCAGTTACCTATCTCCAATTGCACATAATCACCATTAACATCTAACATACCCACAACTGTGTTTGGTATATCCACATCCATTTCAAAAATACCACCAAACTTAGTTTCTACTCTTTTTGTACCACTCTGTAAATCATTTATAGTTAAACTATCTTCATCAGGTCCGTTAGCAACATATAAAAACTCACCTCCAATTCCATCATTACTATACGCAACAGAGGCAAATAATGCGGTTGTTGCCGATAATTCATTTGGTAATGTCTCAACAAAATTATAAGTTTCATCAAAAACTTTAGTTCCACCACTTGTTACAAAATAAATGTATCCATTATTTGGGCTTATAAATCTATAAACACCTAATGTCGCATCAACACTGAAACCACCACTAGGTCCTACATATGTAGGACAAACCAATGGAGTTGGTGATGGGGTTGGGGTTGAAACTATAAATCCTTCACTTTGAGAAACTGTTATGGATGGAGTTATTGAAGGAGTTATTGATAATGATGGAGTTATTGAAGGAGTTAATGATAATGATGGAGTTATTGAAGGAGTTAATGATAATGATGGAGTTATTGAGGCTGTAATTGTTTGGGTTTGTGTCGGTGTTCTAGTTGGTCTTGGTGGTGAAACGCAATCACCATTTATTGCACATGTTCCTCCGGTAATAACAATTGAATACTCCTCTAAAGCCGTTACCTTGAAGGTATTTTTTCTATAACATCCATTTATAGTGAATTCTGGTGGGACTCCCGCATTAGTTATTATAGTTCCTGCACAAGTTATTCCACTGTATTGAGCAGCGATTGCGAATGTGTATAAAGTGATACACTCACAATCAGGTAAGTTTGATGGTGATATTGTTGGGGTTGAGGTTACCTCAAATTGAGGGGTTTGGGTTATACTTACTGTTGGAGTTGGTGTTGGGGTTGGGAATAACGTATTTACATTTACTTGTGTTGTAGAACTATAAAAATATGGGTCATACGTAAATCCACTAAATGTGCTCGTTCTATCTAAAACACTTGGGGGTATTTCGAAAATAATTGAGGTAGTGCCACCTGTATCTCCAGCATTTATCGATACGCCTGTTTCAATTGGGAACGGACCATAAATTGTTGTTCCTAAAGTATTTGTAAAGAACAAATCAAAGTCATATCTTAATGGTAAATTAGAAGTCAAATTATAAAAAATCTCAAAAGAATCACTATAATATGTCAAACTAGTATTCAGAGTTACCTCAATATTTTGTGGGAATATCGGAGTATTTGTTGGAGTAATACTTGGTGTTATTGAAAGTGTTGGCGTTATCGTTGGAGTTTGGGTTTGAGTTGGGGTTTGAGTCGGAGATGGGAATATATTTGTTTCGACAATAGTAGTAATACCACTCAAGTAAGGTGGGTATATTGAAATGTTAGTAAAATAACTTGTATTATCTAAATCATATATACTATCTTCGAGTATTACTAATGTAGAACCTGAGGTTTGACCTGAATATATTGTGACACCTGAATCTATTGTTATAGGTTCTCCAGCCCACCAAGAATCAGGTTGTGTTCCGATGACATTTGTAAAATTAACTCTAATCGCTTCTATAACAGGATTATTAGAAACCATGTTATATGTTATTTGTATAGAACCTTCCTCAAAAGTGGTTGTTAAATTTATAATTATAGGGTCGATGTTTGGTATAAACTCGGCATTGTTATCTATCAATAATGAAGAACCTCCGAAAGATATAAAATCAACATTACAAGGACCTGAACAAACACAACTAAATGGGTCTTCACACGATGTTTCCCCGCACCCAATTGGGGGACAAATGAATGTTTTTGCCGCGGTTGTTAAATCATATCTTATTCTCATATTTGCTCCGTTTTGGGAAGAGTAAATATTACCATTAAATTGCCATAGTGCGGCTGGGGTACAACAAGCGGGAGCCCTGAAATTGAGTTCGCCAGTATCGTAAATGTACTGTTCAATATTAAATCCTAAAGGTCCGTTGTTTGTCCATATAAATTTACCAGTATTTGTAAACATTAAATCACTAAAATCGTCCCCTTGTACAAATGGTATTTGGAATTTTAAGGTATCAATAGGGTTTGATAAGATTGGGTCAATATTTATTTCAACAACCCATTGCTCAGCACCTATTTTTCTTGTAGTAATTAATGTGATATCATTTATGTATGTTAAACCTTTACCATATGATGAACCAGTTAAGGTAATTGTTCTTATGAATGATGTGTTATAATCTGAATTTACTATTGAATATTCTTTTATTTGTGATGAGTTTGGTGACTTTGTCCAAACATACCCTGTGTTAGTATTAGAATCAAATGTGTGAGCTAAACCGGTTGATGTGATACCTTGGATAGACTCACCAGTTTCGGCAATTAATGGTTGTAATGTATTGGATATGAAGTTATATTTAAAAACTAAATCGTAGCTAACACCATTAGGTACTGGTTTATATTCTGCTGAAATTAAAATTGAACTCTCACTTATTGGTGAAGGTGTTGATGTGATAGTAGGAGTTGGTGTTTGATTAGTTTGAGTATTTGTTGGGGTAAAGGTGTTTGTTGGAGTATTTGATGGAGTTTCAGTATTCGAAGGTGTTTGTGTCGGTGTTTCAGTCGGTGTCTTTGTGTTTGTAGTAGTTGGAGTTGGGGTTACTATGCAATCTCCTGTGTCGGAACATCTTATTCCTTTATTAATAATCAACGCATTAGGGGGACAAATATTAGTAGTTTCTACAGTTCCTTCTTGAGCACAAATCGAAAATGGTTCTAATGGTAATGTGTCTACAGCAACAATATTTTGTCCTCCGTTACAATCAATCCAATATAAATCACAAGACGGTGAAGGGTCTTTAACCTCAATAGAATAACAAAAACAATTTTTGTAAGTTGGTGTTGGTGTTGCTGTAGGTGTAGGGGTTGGAGTTGGGCTACCGCAACTCTCACTAACGCAAGGACCATTTGAAACCGCATTAATTCTAATATCTTCTATATAATCAGTAACACAAGTTGTAAATGTACTTCCTTGCGTACCGTCAGGAGTTAATAACTTAGATTTTGTTTTTCCATCACAATTATTAAAAGTTATAACTACATCATAATTGGCAGTATTCATAAAACTAGTACAGAAACAATTTGGTGTGGGGGTTGGAGTTAAATTAGTTGCGGTTGGAGTTTGAGTTAGATTAGTAGATGTTGGTGTTTGCGTTAAATTAGTACCAGTCTGAGTGTTTGTGGGGGTAGGTGTTTTAGTATTTGTTGGAGTAGGGGTTAAGGTTGGCGTATTCGGATAAGGATAAAATTCAAATTGATTACAATTTGCAAAAGAATCGCTATCATTTATATATCCATATTCTATTGTGAATTGCGAAACTTCAGTCAATGTATGTGGTTGGTATGGGTCAACGGTATATACTATGTGAGGCGCATTAGGTCCTGACTGTTGTGAAACTATATAAAATTCACCATTATAAATGAAAATAGAAGTACCATTGGTATACGATAAAGGTAATGTAAACGTATAGAGAAGATTTGTATTAGCAAAGGTGCCATCGCAATACCATTGTTGTATCACACAATCGGATACATTTCCATTAATGATTAATGAAAAAATTATATTATTTGAAGCTCTAATTATTGTTTTTGGAGATGCTCCAACAGGGAAGTCCGATAAATAAGTAATAGCTCCGGTTAATTCATAAGTTAATAAAGAATAAGTTTCAACATTTTGTTCGTTATAACCTTGTGAAGTAAAAAATACTCCTTGTCCATTATCCATCGAAGTTATACTTTGGTAAACATTTTGCTCTATTGGGTTAAAAATTGGTTCAGGTATATTGTAAGTTATTGACGACCCGGCTATTATTTGATTTGTAATATAATCAAATTGGAAAGTTATTAATGAATTAGTTGAAGAAATATATATAAACAATAAATTACTTACATTAGAAATTGCTATATTTGTCGGTACTCCTTGAACTGGTAATATCATTTCATATATTATGTCCCCTGACTCAACCTCATACCCATATAAGGTACCTGTTACCAAACTAAAACAATAAACTTTACAATCCGCCGAATAAGGGTAATCAGTTGGGGTTAATGTCGGTGTGGGTGTTTTGGTTGGGGTCAATGTCTTGGTTGGTGTGTTACTTGGGGTTTTAGTATTGGTTGGTGTTTTGGTTGGTGTTTTACTAGGGCAAGGCTCACAACCAAATCCTTGACCACAATCATAACATTGCACCCCTATAACAACTATCAAACTTGAATTATTAAATGCCTCTACGGAACCTGGGACATAACATTGTCCACTAAAACTAGCATTACCCCATATAACCGATACGTTAGGACTATTTCCTTTACAGTCTCTGTAATAAAAAATTATTGGGGAGGATGTAGGGTTTGTTATTGTATGACATGCACAATTTGTTGTAAAATCAGTCAGACTTGGTGTTACGGTTGGTGTTACAGTTGGTGTTTTTGTTTGTGTAGGTGTTTTAGTTGGTGTTTTAGTAACTGTCGCCGTAGGGGTTGGTGTCTTTGTTAATAGTGGTTGATTAGGTGTAAAAATATATGTATTACATATTCTATTTGAAGACGCATCCCATATGTTTGATAAGGAGGGGTTGTTATTATAAACTAAACTATAAGAAGTAATACCTTCTGAATTTGTTGAGGATGTCCATAATTGATTTGTGGAAACTTGATTATTTACGAACCTGTAAAATTTATCACAATTAATAAAAATACCATCCCAGAAACCTTCCCAAGGTACATCAGGCCATAAATCCAAATATTCTAATTGATTTGTATTCGTATCTATTTGGAAAATGTGGTTTACGATGCCGCTATCAGAATAACTACCGCTTTTTCTTGTACCTATAATACGTCCATTTATTGTGTATAACAAACTAGTGATTTGAGTATTATTTACATTTATAATAGGAATACTAAATGCCGTATCGTCCAAGGTCACTATTATTTCTCCAGGTGCCGAAATATCCATTAAAACAATTCTTCTTGGATTGGTACCATCTTTAGTGCTCATAAGATGAGTAGAGTCATAATATGTTATGGACTCACCTAATAAAAACTCATTTCCTTCTATAAAAATATTTCTAACAAAAGTAGGATTGTAGTTTGCATCAAGCGTGTATTCTTCTATACGTACTGTGGCATCAAATACTATCCACATTCTACCTGTCATGGTTGTATTGTCATATATATGTGTTAGAGAAATTGGTATACCAATCAAATTAATATTCATGAATGTTGAGGTACCATCAATAGGGTTATAAATTGCAACCGCATTATTTGGACCAAAAGCTCCATTTGGATTGTTATCTGTTAAAACTAAAACAACACCAGTTGTACAACATTGAGAACATTGAGTGGTTGAAGTGCATGACCCTAATTGGTCTGATTTATATTTAAAAGTTCCGGTTATTTCTCTAGCACAAATTTCATACAATGGCTCGGTTGTGTTAGTTATGCTTTGATTTTCGCCCTCACAATCTATATAATGAATTGCCCCTAAAAATCCTGAATTATCATAAGTTAATTTATAACAATGACATGGTACATTT